AAGTAGAAGCACCGCCTACAAAGCCGCCTAATAGAACAAAACCATTAGGATACAAAAGTAACCCTAATGATGGAATCCCATTCTAATGAAAGCACGTAAAGAAGTATTAGAAGAACTACACGGCACAGTTGCTGTTGAGTTACTAAACCGCATTAGGAACGGTGAAGCTAGACCTGCGGATATGGCTAATGCCATAAAGTTCCTAAAGGACAATGGTATCGAAGGTTTACCAGTAGAAGGTTCGCCTCTAGGGAACCTAGTAAACTCTATGCCATTTCCCACTAAACAACAACTCATGGAGACTAATGTTTCATTGAGTTAAAACTTGCTTAAAAAGGAGAATATATGGTTACACATTTAGCAACACTAGATCCCTTCAGGATTACAAAATTTGGAGTTGGGTTTGACTCTATCCTCAACACAATACAATCTGATTTCTTTTCAGATTCCTTTCACTCTAATTTCCCACCTTGCAATATAACCAAAAAAGATGAATTTAATTATGATGTTACTCTTGCTATCGCTGGCTTCTCAAAGGAAGACATTGAAGTAGAGTATGCTGATAACGTACTAACTGTCAAGACAACAGATTCCTTTAAGGAAGATGAAGAGGACACTATAGTACACAGAGGTATTGCAAAACGTAAATTCACTCGTCAATGGACTTTAGCAGATGATGTTGTGGTTGCAAGTGCTATACTTGAACATGGGATGCTCACTATCTCAATGGAAAAAGTGGTACCTGAAGGAAAACGTAAGAGAATAATTGAAATCATTTGATTTTGGAAACCCTATTATAGTTACGTTACTAGGTCTTGTAATATTCTATGTAGGGTTAAAGATGTTTGCTGGAGGAATGAAATCAATGGGTAACATTGAGCACCTCCAGTATTTCATGGGTAATCCTTATTGGATGTTCCTTGGTGGTATTGTATGTACATTGCTTTGGCAATCTAGTTCTCTTAGCACTACTGCTATCGTAGGTTTGGTTGCCAGTGGTGCCTTACCACTACCCTCTGCTATAGCGGCTGTACTAGGTGCTAACATAGGTACCACAGGTACCATCTGGCTTGCAGGACTCATGGTATCCGATGGAATCCCCACAGGTACAACAAAACATATAGCACTTGTACACACAGGTGTAAATACACTAATGGCAGTAACTCTACTACCTTTTATTCAACCAATAGCTAGATTTATATCAAGATATTAATATGGAATACAATAATAAACCTAAACCAAATAAACCTCCTAAAAGGAGTAACTATGATAAGATATATATTAATTCATACAGCCCTCGTAATAGCATTATTATTACCTAGTGCTACTTGGGGTATTAAAACCAAGGGTTCATTCACTACACAGCAGATTAGAACACTCTGGATAGGATGTTACCAAGGGGCTAATATGACAAATCCTCGGTCACCACAGATTAATGGTATGATGTGTGATTGTATCTTGGATAAAACTAGAGAACTATATACCTACGATGAGATACAGAAGAAGTCAGGGAAACCAATGCAGGATGAATATAGTAGGTTAGCTGGTATTTGTGTTAATGAACTTGGGGTTTCCAGTAGGAAAGAATTAAATATATAATTAATCATACAACGGACGTAGAGTAACGAAAATGATAGAAGAGACCCTAAAGGACTTCCGTAACTTTCTTTTTGTCGTGTGGTCCCATTTAAACCTTCCAGAGCCTACTCCAGTACAGTATGATATAGCCGATTACCTTCAGTCAGATGAAAAACGTATTGTTATAGAGGCATTTCGGGGTGCAGGGAAATCTTACATTACCTCTGCCTTCGCATGTCACCAATTGTATCTTAATCCTGAAGTTAAAATACTGGTAGTATCTGCAAGTAAGATAAGAGCAGATGACTTCAGCACCTTTACTATGCGGCTTATACAGGATATGCCGCTGTTACAGCACTTGGCACCAAAGGAAGGGCAACGTCAGTCAAAGATCAGCTTTGATGTAGGACCAGCTTCAGCCTCCCATTCTCCTTCGGTGAAGAGTGCTGGCATCACAGGTCAGCTTGCAGGAAGCAGGGCTGATATAATTATTGCAGACGATATAGAGATTCCTAATAACTCTCTGACACAAACCATGAGAGATAAGATCTCTGAGGCTGTTAAAGAATTTGATGCTGTTCTTAAACCTGATGGTCGAGTGGTTTACCTCGGTACCCCCCAAACTGAAATGTCACTATATGAACTATTGCCAGAGAGAGGTTATAAGGTACGAATCTGGCCTAGCAGGTTTCCTTCTGGAACTATTAAGTATGGTGGTAAGCTCGCACCTTTTATTTCTGATAAGATAAATAAGGATTCAGAATTAATGGGAAAACCCACGGACCCTAAGAGGTTCTCAGATTCTGATCTATTGGAACGTGAGTTGTCTTATGGGAGATCTGGGTTTAATCTTCAGTTTATGCTTGATACATCATTATCTGATGCTAATAGGTATCCAGTGCAACTAGAGGACTTGTGTATCATGGATATTGATAATGATAAGGCACCTGAGAAGATAGTATGGGGAAGAGATAGGGATAAGATTGTTGACATTCCTAATGTCGGTCTTCCTGGTGATTTTTATTATAAGCCCTTGGATACTGTTGGAGATTATGTTGATTACACAGGGTCAGTATTAGCAATTGACCCTAGTGGGCGGGGTAAAGACGAGACAGCATTTGCTGTGGTTAAGATGCTCAATGGTGTGTTGCACCTGATTGACTTTGGTGGGATAGAAGGAGGATATGATGAGAATGTACTCAAGACCATAAGTGTACTAGCACAAAAGTATAAAGTTAATTATATCATTATAGAATCAAACTTTGGTGATGGTATGTTTACTGAGTTACTTAAACCTGTGTTGACTAAAGTATACCCTGTTACTATAGAAGAAATCAAACATAACATCCAGAAAGAGAAGAGGATCATTGATGTCCTGGAGCCTGTTATGAATCAGCATAGGCTTGTGGTTGATAGAAAAGCTCTTGAGCGTGATTATTCTTCAGTACAGCACTATCCACCTGAGAAACAAGCTAAGTATATGCTTGCATACCAGATGACACGTATTACACGAGAAAAGGGTGCTCTTGTTCATGATGATAGGATTGATGTTCTGTCAATGGCTGTAGCATACTGGGTGGAGCAAATGGCTGCTGATGTAGATAAAGAGATCAAGGTTAGGAAAGATAAGCTGCTAGATGAGGAACTAGAGAGGTTCATGGATAATGCCTTGGGTAAAGATAGGTTTAAACCTGAGAATATCACATGGATGCAAGTGTAACCTAAGATTACCTTTTCCATAGGTATACTATAGTATACTATATACATAGGCAAATATTTGATAAAAAAATATGAGAACCTAAGTAATCCATACGGATGTAAATTACCCCCTTGGGGGTACCTTGGTTTTCCCTTTGGTGGCACAGTTCTTGCATCACATGGGTATACCAGCGGATGCAAGCGAGCATACATACGTATACATGCGTAACCTGAGTACATCATGTGTATACACACGTACACATGAGTTTGATTTGGTATATCCTGAGTCAAACATGAGGATACTTTGGTTTGATATATAGTTATTCATGTTTGTATTTGTATCTGTTTTTTTTTACTCATGTACCATGAGTACCAAAGTATCCTCACGTAACACATTATCCATGGGTATAATACATAGGGATAACATAGGTACACACAACCAAAGTAAATAGTAATATCTACGATATTAAAAAATACTTAAAAATAACACTTGACACTTCAGTTTACATAATTTACTTTAGTAAGCGTTTCGATTGTCGAGACACAACAAATAATCTCAATACGGAGTATTGCTATGTCACATACCATGAACCCTAAGCCAATCACAGACTCCAAGGAGTTTGTCAAACGTATGAAAGAACTTCGTTCTCAAACTGTCAGTGCTCAGGCACTCGCAGAAGCTCAACACTTCGTAGAAGTGGAGAATAGTTTTGATGATATGCTCCTAGAGGAGCACTTCAATGCTCTTGCTAACTCAGAGCACTTCTAGGCTCACATACTCACTTAGGCATACTCACGTATGCCTGGGTGCACACACTCACACACATGGACACATGTACACACATGAGCATACACACGCACACACGCTTGATCGCACACATGCGTACACATGCCCACATGTTGCAAACTCTGTGCCATCATGTTGAGAGATATTTCTTCAAAAATGAATGCAAACGTAGTTTGAAAAATAACACTTGACACTTGAAACCAACTATGAGACCATGAAAGTATCATACACACACGGACTGACTGTCATCGATGTCGTATGGTAATCGATATCTCATCATTAACAACAACAAAACATAGGAGCACTATGGACCTTGCACAACTAGTCAGCATAAATGCTGAGTTTAAAGCTATTCATCAGATCATCAAAGATGCTAGAGAAGCATGTGAAAACAGAACACTATTTCTTGTAGATTCCTACATGGATGATGCACAAAACAAACTGCACCAGTGCATAGGTGAAGCAACAGTTTCAGGGAAACTGGAAAAATAACTTGACACTTGATTTGATACATGGTCTACTGAAAGTATCACATACACACAAGGAGCACAAATGAAAGACCATCCCTACGTTGAAAGATTTGAAAATATTAATCGGTTAAAAACCGAAGGTATCACATTTACTTTTGATGAGCTTGAGTGTATGTCAGATGATGACATACGTGAATGGATATACATCCTAGAGGATGAAAATCAGCTTGACACTTGATTTTAACCAATGATATACTGAAGGTATCACATATACATGAGTCTGACAGACCAGCTATACTGTGATATTTTCAATATCAAAACAATAACAACATAGGAGCACTATGACACAACGTGAAAAGCTTGCAATGCAAGGAATTAATATTGACAACCTAGTACCTGTAAAGGTACCATCATCAGACAAATGCAGACAGACAGGTGCGTTCCGTGAACGTACTTGGTTTCCCAATAACAAATGGTCTTGGAACAAGACAAATATTTAACTTGACATCTCATTTAGGAGCATGATATGATGTTTGAAAGATACCTACACACACCGAATGTTCACATTCACGAGGTATCGGATACACAAGTATGCCTCAGCGGATACTGTAGGTCTGGTAAGTATCACGAGATGGTTGTAAACAACCAAAATGTTATGGATTACAATAGTGGAACTTTGATTCAGAATGCTTTTCCAAGCTTGAATGCGAGTGAAAGAGAATTCTTGATGACTGGTATGTGTTGTGATTCAATATGGAATCTTGACGAACCTGATGACACTACGTGTCCATTTTAACTTGACATCTCATTTA